CTATATCTCGAATTGCAGAATGGATAGGTACGATACGATCTTTAACGGCATCGGTCTTCACGCCACCCATAAATGTCCATTCGTCAAGATTTATATTTTCAATAGCCAACTCCATTAACTCTTTAGGTCTCCATCCAGAATAACACTGAACAAGGAGCATCTGAACATACAAATCATCGGTATGTTTCCATAAGGTATCAATCTCGTTATCGGAATACGCGATGTGTTCATTTGTAACTGTATTTATCTCTTTAACAACGTCATCGGGAAGATTGAATGTTCTTGCATAATTCTTATCTACCAATTCATATTCGAGAGCATAATCGAGCATCTGATTGAAGAGTATCTTTATATTCTTCTTCACTCTGACTGGTGGGGTCTGCGGTTTCCCCCATATCATCGCCACGCCATTCTCCATACAACCTTTTATATGCCTTGCTCGAATGTCACGGACAGGCATATTATAAATCGCACTGCAATAAGACCATGCATTTTTATAGTGCCTGATACTCGATTCAGAGGGTGTCTTTTTGCAATATTCCTCGAACCACCGCTCAAATATGGCGTTGCAGGTTGTATCTTCACTCAGATCGTATGGATTTTTATTATATTCTATCAGAGCTGCATAAGCATCATTATATGTATGGAAATAGGATTGTGGTTTGAGAGGTTTGCGAATGGGCTTACCCTTCTCGTTCTTCCCTATCGTAACCATTGCTCGGAATGGGTTACGCAAGTCTTTTCCTTTTATCTCGCTTATAGTACCAAATCCATTCGGCAAACGCATTCTTTTATTTTTACGAGGTTTTTTTTCAGGAGCGGTATCACTGAAATTTACCCAGTATTCTATCATACCGAGCGCCTCCTTTGATTATTTTATTCTATTATAGTATAATAGTGCAGGGTTTGTCAACACCCTGCGCTTTATTTTTATGTAAAAATTTAATCTAAGTTAAACGGAGAGGATGTTATGGTCAAGGAAAATGAAACAGTATGCTCTATATGTGGCGGTTCGCTAAGAAAATATGGAACCGTTCGAAGAATTGTACGGACGAAGCGACGAGAGACTTATTATATTTGTTTACAAAGGCTACAATGCCGCAAATGTCATTCGGTACATAGAGAAATTCCCGAAATTATATTCCCATTTAAGCAATATGAATCCGAGATGATCTTAGGAGTTCTGGAAGGGTTTATTACTCCAGATGTGCTTGGTTATGAAGATTATCCTTGTGAGCTGACAATGCAGCGGTGGAAGACGCAGAGTTTGCAAGGACTATTACGGAGGTGATTTCAATGAAGACAAAACACTACAGGCTTAAGATTAGATTGAAGGGAAACGAAGAAAATCTTATTGAATTTTTAGCGTATCTTAAAACAAGGATGTCAACATTCAAGTATTTCGAACTTATGAAAGAGGAAGGAAAGAATAGATATTCTCTGGTTAGTCAAGTAGTATATACTAAAAATATATTTGATGAGATTTTTTATAAACCCTTGTATGCTAAGATGATTTTAGGTATAGTAAAGTTTTACATGAAAAAATTTAATCACGAGATCGAGTCCTTGTTAGGACTCTTTCTTTTTTGCGATATCAACCGAGTTTGTTTTAACAAAAAGCCGTTTTTAATTTAGAATAGTGGTAGAAAGGAGGTAGAAGCCAATGGAAGAATTTGCAGTTGGCTCGGTACCTATTTCCGTAGCAGCAAGGGTATACGGAAAGGACGCTACTTGGGTTCGAGCCGGAATAATAGCTGGTTGGCTACCCATAGGAACTGCCACACGAAACGGCGTCATCATAACCGACATTAAGCAAATGGACAGCAAACTTGGACGGATAAACTATTATATTTCCCCAAGAAAGCTGTACGAACAGACTGGTTACATATGGAAAGGAGAGAAATAACTATGTCAACAACACTTCGTCCGGAGTTGTCGGACAAAAACGAGTATTGGATCGAAAAACACAGGTATTACGAGCTTAAACACTTTTGCTTGCAGTATCCTATCTGGAAGAGAGCATATGCTGCCCTTGATGGTTTAAGTGCCAGACCTACTGATTTGCTTGCACCCGACAAGTTCGGGCATATCAGTGATCCGACAGCCAAGTGCGCAGAAGCCAAAGCATTCTATTCCAAGCGAATAGACTTGGTTGAGCAGACTACAAAGGAAACCGATGACCGTATGTGGAATTATATTCTGCTTGGTGTCACGGAAGGTATGTCGTTTGAGAAGCTCCGTGCGAGAACCAATATTCCATGCGGAAAAGAAGCGTATTACATAATGTATAGGCGATTCTTTTGGCTTCTGAATAAGGTTCGGGATTAAAAATCTTAAGCTAAGTTAAAAGAGAGGGTCAAAAATGGCTCTCTCTTTTATATTTTCAGTACGCAGGTGACGACAAAATGTGTTATATTTATAAAAGGAAAATTTTCCCAGGTGGGATTTTCTGAAAGTGTTTCTAACGCGAGAATTGCAGTTCCTTTTATGGAGTAATCCAATTATATTCTGGAGGTGTTATTATGTCAAAGAAACTTTGTGACCTTTTGGCAGATGGCTGGATCAATTATCCTGGAATTGGTAAAATAACCGACAAACAAGTTGCTGACCTGGTAATGGAACATACAACTTTATTTGATCGGATATTTAAACCCAGGAAAATCGTTGTGGCAGGGCTGTTGGCTCAAAATATATTGATGAAAATAATAGACGAGCCTAAAGATAAGAATTGGAAGTTTTGAACATTGAAAGGGCTGATGAAAACATTGGCTCTTCTCTTTTTACGCAAAATTTGCAATTCCTATTATGGAAACAGTCTTGGTGATGACGCCAGCTCTTGTAGGCATAATTTCGAGGAGGATGCCCGTTCTTACAAGGGGTTGGGGGCGTGGGTTCGATTCCCACACTGTTTCTTTTATTTTTTATGAAAGGAGAGTTTCAATGAAAATTGAACAGCAAACCACACACGGAAAACAATTTCTTTCAGATTTCAATGTTCTATGTAGAACCAGAAATCGCTGGTCGGTATGGCAAGATTTCATAGATATGGCGGCTTACTCTATTGCAAACTCCTGTGAACACCGACAAGATGTAAAAGACCAACGGGAACGAGCGTATCTGTCAATCGTCAACAAGTATAGTAAGGAGGAGCTTATTATATTTGCAAGGTTATTGGCTGATACGGTATTAGCACTCGAAGAAAACGATGCTCAGGATTTTCTTGGTGATATTTACATGGGAATGAACTTCGGAGGAGAACACGGGCAGTTCTTTACTCCGTGGACTGTAGCAGAGCTTATGGCAGATATTATGACCGATAGCAATACTATGAATGCTCAGTTGGAACAAAATGGTTATATTTCTGTCAATGACTGTGCTTGCGGTGCCGGTTGTATGCTTTTAGCTTTCGCTAATTCGTGTAAAAATCGTCATAAAATCAACTATCAGCAGAGTGTACTGTTTGTAGCACAGGATATCGACCCCGTGGTCGCTAAAATGTGTTATATTCAGTTAAGTTTGCGTGGTTGCCC